CATGTCAAGGCCAAGAACCTTGCCAGAAGCAATACCAGTCATTGAAACACCAATAAGTGCGTCTTTTTCGGTATTACGCTTCCAAACTGGACGGAGATAGTGGAAGTCTGTATAGGAGGCTTGAAGTGTNCCAATGAAAGCAGCGGCACGGACACGGGCTTCAAGGTCTTCTTGGCTTTCAATGTCAGAAACATTGACCTCGGTCAGATTACAGAACTGATAAGGACGAAGTGCGATTTCGCAGTTATGAACCAGCAGTCCGTTCGCAAAGAAGTTGTGGTTCTTACTCACTTGTATATCATATACATCCCTGTTTTTTTCTACGGTTATTCGTCTGATTTTCGTTCGTTTGATTGTCTTTGTAGTTTCCATTCTAGCAACTCCTTCTTATATGGTTTGTCGCAGTAAGGCTTAATATTCCTTATCAATACAACATCTATGTCTAACTTTGCCGAGAGTTCATATGTCTTCTTTGTACCTCTCGCCCAATATCCTTTGATCTCAACGATTTTCACCAAAACTCCATCTTCGTAAATGAAGAAGTCTGGTCTGTATGTGGTGCCTTCCAACTCAAATGTTTGCTGCTCCACATCCCAATCAACACCTTGCTTGTCTAACCACTTCGCATAAACATATTCATATGTGCTGCGGAGCCAAACAAACTTACTTCGGCTCTTATTGTAGTAATACCCCTGAATACCACGAGAAGTTTTGTTGGTCTTTCTCTCAAATGTTCTAAACCAGCCAGTTCTATTCTCATACATTTTTTTGAGGTTATCACTTCTAATCTGCCTTGTTTTCTCATAAACAACATCGGTGCCCTTGTTTATCTCAATACCAAGAATACGGAAAAGAGTTCTCGTCCTTGTGCAAGTTAGACCAACCATTTTTGCTATTCTTTTTAGCCCGTTGCCTTCTTCATACAAAGACGATATGTGTTCCTTTACAAAGCGGTATTCTGTTGGAAAAACCCTGCTTACATTATCCAAAAGAAACATTCTTTTGTTTGATGCCCTTGCCGAGTTTCCAATCTCCGCAAATCTCTTTGAGGCATACTCTTCGTATTCTTTCAAAAACTCTTCCGGTATGACCTTCTTCTTTCCTTTATCCAAGTTCAGATATATTGTCTCTATTGCTTCTTGTAGGTTCATTTCGGGTTCCAACCCTTGTATTGTTTCCATACTATAAATAGTGTGTTAAAACCCGAAAAGTCCTTTTTTTATTCAATAAATAGCAATATATCTTCCTCGGTTAGTTGGGCTGCTTCCACATACCCTCTGTTCTCCGTGAAGACCCTGTGGTCGGGAGTCAAAGTAATGACTTGCCCGTCCTCTGTCTCAATCTTTATTACATCGGCATCAGCCCTCGTCATAGCACCAGCCTCAACCAACATATGTTCCAATCCACCAGTTTCTTCGTCATATGAAAGCACATTTATTTCTTCGCCTTCATTCACCTTGGAAACCAAATCACGGATAGTAATAAGCCCAGCATCAGTAGAAACAAGAGTATCGCCATCCAAGCAACAAGGATTAGTTCCCCAGTCCTTGTCATAAGTGAAGTAGAAGCCCGGTTCACCAGCACCAGAGGCTTTTACACGGTCCCAAAGGTCCATAAAGAACTCCTTTGTGACCTTATGGCGCATTAGAACAACAGAGTTATTGGCACGACCACGCTGTGGGTCAGTCTCCCACCAGTTTCCTGACTTAGCAGCAATCATTTCATCATCGTCTGCGGAGAAAAGAGAGATAAGAGCAGCACGACGAATACCACCGGCCAAAACAGCATCAGCAATGTGACAAACAATGTCGTGAACTTCAATAGGAGTTAGTTTATCTCCATTCTCCTTGCGTTCTAGTAGACCTTCAACCTTGACAAGACACTCCTTGAGAGGTTGTGGACCGGGAGCCTTACCACCAGATGTTACTAAACGACTTCCCTTGGGTCTAATGTCCGAGAAATCGAAACGTAGTTTGGAGGTTCCATTAAAATAAGAAAGGATAAGCATCTTGACAGCATCAGCCCAACCTTCAATAGAATCACCGATTAGATAACGACGAGTACGCTTTGGGTTTGGCTTACTAATCTCTGGAAGTTTATCGACATGATGTGTCTGGACGGAGAAACCTACACCAGTACCACCAAGAAGAAGAAACATAGCCTCGGCAAAAGCACGAGGGTCATCAATAGGCATATAAGCACAGTTAAAAACACGGTTTGGAGCAACCTCAATGGGCTTTCCACCGAATTGCATTGAGCGCATAGAAGGGAGGGCCTTGCGATCATAGACAAACTGATAAGCAGCATCGATCTCTGCTTCTAGTTCTGGGAACTTCCTGACGTGCATTTCCTTATTTCTATCAACAATTTCTTCAAAGGTCTCACGACGATATACGTCGCCTCTATACTTGGCATACTTCATATGCACTGTAATATCTGACAAAATCTTAGATGCTATTTCCATTTTTATTCTCCGTCCTCTTTCTTCTTGGATTGTCTAAATTTCTTATACTTTTGCTTCAATACTTCACTTTGGTCTTTTACTGAAATGGTGCTTTGGTCTTCTTCCCCTGGATCCATAACTTCAATCTGAACATTCGCTGTCGTCATAGAAACAGGGAATACAATGCCGTCAGGACCATTTCTGTTCTTTGCAACAAAAAATCTTCCTGTATTATTTTGTTTGTCTTCTACCGTCCTAGAAAGTGAAAAAATGAAGTCTGAAACGAAACACTTATTGAAAGCCTCTGCAATGGATTCCATTGTAATGACTTCCGCGTTTAGGCCAGACCTATTTGTTTGCGAAGCAGTCCAGATGCAGCAATTGAATTCTTTTGCCAATCCCCGCATCTCTTCATAAATAGACTCTAACTCGTGTCTTTTCTCATTTTTACTAGAAATAGGTCGTAATAAATCTCCGTAGTCAATGAGAACCATATCAGGGTTGATATCTCTCATACGAAGTTTTTCTAGATGGTTACGAAGAGTTCTTGTTGAAGCCGACTTAGTTGGATACTCTTTTACAATAAGAGTTCCTTCCAAATCTTGAACTTTCTCATAGATTTCTTCTTTGAAGTTTTTCAATTGAGAAAGTGGTATCTTTGTTAGGCAAGAGTCAAACCTCTGGCCAATCACAACATCACCGAGTTCCAAACTGTAATAAACCACGGTCTTGCCCAACTTGAGTGCTTGCGCTCCGAGATGAACCAGTACCATAGACTTACCGGCACCTGTCGGCGCAATAATGACCCCAAGCTCCCCTATACCAAGACCACCTTGACAGATTTGATCAATCTCTTGCCAACCCGTGGTTGTTGGGTTTCTTGCCTTGATTTCAAAACGCTTCTCAAAGTCTTTGAGATAGTCATATCCAAAATCAGTAACATCGCCCAACTTAATTGCATCATTGATGATTTTTGCAATCTCATCAAATGAAGACTTTTGTAGAAGTGAAACAGACTTGATCATTGCTTCTTTAAGCTTCTGTTTCCTACAAAAATCCAAAGCAATCGACTTTACATATTCGGCACCGCTTACTTGTGTGTTGTGAATACGAGCAAAGTAGTTACGAAGTTGCTGCTGTGTCGCAGCGTTCTCGCCTTCAATGTCTGCTCGTACAATAGAAATCATCGTCTTGTATGTCGGATGAACGTCATACTTTTCACGATAATCAAAAATCTTCTTTACGAAGACGCGAAGATAATGGAGTTCAAGAAAGTTAATATCAAGAACTTCCATAATCTGGTCCGCAAAAGGACGGTCTTGCAGAATCATTTGACAAAGTGATTCTTGAAAGTCCTTGCCATACTTACTAAAACTTGGTGCTTCTTGTTCCACCAACTTATCCCCCCATTGGTTTTAGATTATAACCTTTCTGGTTATAAAAGTCAAGCAGTTTGTTTGTTCTTCTCTACTTGACCTCGCAACATGGCCATAAACTCGGACCAATCATAAGAACCGAAGCCGTGCTGAACAGAGTGACGCTTCAATTCTGTTGCGTTTAATTCAAACTCAAAGTTGTCAAGTGCCCAATTAATTTGTTGACGACCTTGAACAGAAATGCTGGGTGGAGTAAGATTCATTACCTTGTAGTTTGTCTCGACCAAATCCCAATTCTCTACTACATTTGAGTAAAACTTGACCTTACTATCCGATTCGGAACAGTAATCATAAATATCTTGTAGCGTATGTAACTTGTTTTCATTTAGAAAGGAAAGGCGCTTAGAAATGGTTGGAAGACCAGCCCCACGCACACCAACAAGATTATCTGACTTGTCACCTGCGATAGCACGAGCAAGAACAAAGTTTTCTGGCGTAATACCGTACTCTTCGATAACTGTCTTCTTTGTCCAAGCACGCTTTTGAATAGGACGGTAAAGAACCGTTTCTTCGTCAAGAAGTTGTAAGAAGTCCTTGTCTGACGAGACAATAACCTTTTGCCAACCCTTGTACCTTGGGTTTGCTACGACAGCAGAGATAATGTCGTCTGCTTCTACCTTATCAAGCATAAGTTGAATAATAGGCATTTCATTTAGCATTTCCATAAGAATACGCTGTTGCCAGACCATGTTTTCTTTTTCAGACTGGACTGACATACCCTCGACCTTGTAGTTCTTGCGAAGTGGCTTACGCCCTTGCTTGTACTCCTTGACGGTCTGACGACGCTTCTGTGAGCCGCCAGCACCATCCCAGCAAACAATAACTTGGTCTGGCTTTGCTTCTCGCATAAGTTTCTTCAAAGAGTTCAAGAAACCAACTGTGCCGCCAATAGGATTTCCGTTTGTAGAAATACTGGGATTGACTATATATGACCGAATAAAGGCGTTCAGCGCATCCACTACTAATAGTCTCTTTTTACTCATCTTTCCCCCAAAGTAAAAGCCCTCAACATGATAAATATACCATGTTGAGGGCAGGCTGTCAAGGTTTATTTTATCTACTCTTCGCCGTCGATGTCATAGAAGTCCTTGGCATCAGCAGCCCGCTTCTCAAATCGGAGAATAACTTCTTCTTCCATTAGTTCAAAAACA